ATTATTTACTGATGATTATGACCGACAAGACCTTGGTTTAAGAGCTATGGGTTATAATGAAACAGAAGAAGATTTTCTTAAGTTGAAAGAACTTGTAAAACCTTTTGGTTGGAAAGCTAGATGTATAATGGAGTATTATGCTGAGAATATAGTAGTTAAAAAACCGCCAGAACCTCCAGAAAATCCTTATGCTTTTGAAGAAGTCCATTTAATACCTAAAATAGTAGCCGATGCTGAAAGATATACCGAGTAATGTAATCGAAATGTTAACTTCTAAAGATCGTGAAATGCAAAAATTGGGTATAACTTTATTAGGATATAAAGAAACCAAAGAGCATTTAAACGAGCTAAATAAAATATTAGCTCAGTACAAGATTCAGATACTAAGACGAAAAACTTTTACTTTAAATGATGTATACAGCCGTAAAACAAATCATATGATACAATATGATAAAGATGGTTTAGGTGAAGTCATACATCCAGTAAAACGTAATGAAAAAGAAGAAGATCATGAAAAAGAAGAAACAAAAACATCAGTATAGTGAACACATTCAAGAGTTACTTTATTCTGATGATAAAGAACTACATCAAGTAGGATTAACACTATTAGGATTTAATGGTGATAACTACCAAGAATGTCTTCATTTATTTGAAAGATATAGCATATCAGTTCGACCAAGTCCTTTATCATATGGTAATTTTGAACAGAAAGAAGAATTTGAAGTATTTAAAAAATATCCTCCAACTTACAGCATGTGGGGAGATATGCATTATTATTCAAAAGACATAGCACATGAAAACGATTTTAAAAACCGTAAAAAATTTCATAGTAGGTGAGCCAATACCGGAAAAAATATTAACTTTGTTGCTCTCTAAAGATCAAGAGTTAATTGATTTAGGTTTTGCTTTATTGGATATAGATGCTCATGATTTAACAAGACCAACTGAAATGGTTAGAGAAAAACGAAGATTAATGAAGCGTCTTAAGAAAGAATTAGGAAGTAGGGATTTTATTATAAAACTGACTGCAGATTATTATAACTACGGAAACGAAAAAGATATTAAACTTACAGTTAGAAAACTAACACCTGTTGAAAAATATACTTACATATGAAAAAATGGCAATTAAATGGAGTTGAATTTACAGAAGACATGATTGGTGACAATTATGGATTCATTTATTCTATTTCAGTACAAGACACAAAAGGTAAGATTACCCACTATATTGGAAAGAAAGCATTCTCCCATAGAAAGAAAACAAAACTTTCTGCAAGAGCCCGTAAGGGTACTCGTAAAAGAGTAGCTATTTCCCAAAAAGATTCAGGGTGGCAATTATACAATGGGTCTTGTAAGCCATTATTAGAAGCTATTAGAATTGGCAAAGTTCGTATTATCTCTAAACAAATTTTAAAGCTTTGTGCTGACAAGCAATCACTTAACTATTGGGAAGTTGATTATCTTTGTGAGCACAAAGTATTATTCAGTGATCTATTCTGGAATGGAAACGTTCTAGCTAGGTTCTTCAAAGGAAAAATTAAACCATGAAAAAACTTTTAACTCTCATTCTATTATCCTTAATTGGATTCTTCGGGTATTCTCAAACAACGATGCAAACACACGTTTTCTTTACTAACTCAACTGTTTTTGGTTGTTGTGTTACTATAAATGGTACCTACTCTAACAGTACAACATCAAACGGATTTTTTGGTCCTAATATATTAGGAACTGTAGTTTATCCACCAAATAGTTTTTCGTCTTGTACACCATTTAATGATGCTTGGATTGTATTACCTTATGATACAACTACGATTTTGAATACAATTCATTTAGGGTTTACTGGTGTTTGTCTTGGTGATACGAATAATATTTGTAAACCTATGAATAATCAACTGATTAATTTACCTGATAATTCAATCAATATGTATCACACGCCAGCAATATTTTTTCCAATATGCGGTGACACAATTGCTACGGGTATTACAAACATTAACAGATCACCAAAGAAGATAGTAAGAATACTTGATGAGATGGGTAGAGACACTAAACCAGAATCAAACAAAGTTCTAATCTATCTTTACAGTGATGGTACAATTGAAAGAAAAATAATTATTAAAGACTAAACAATTAAACCATGACACTACTAAAACAATTACTAGAAGATTTAAAGCGTTCCCCTTTAATGCATTCTAGTACAATCAACTTAATCGAAAGGGAATATTTACCAAAAGAACAAGAAAATGAAAGACATTCAGACAGGAAACATCGCCTAAAGATTTGGCACATTAGTGATACTCACACATTCCATGGATTATTATCAGTACCAGAAGGTATTGATATGGTTATCTTCAGTGGAGATTGTAGTAACCCACGTGGTGTTTATGAAAACAGAGAACAAGTACTTAACTTTATTGAATGGATGAAATCCTTAGATGTTAAGTATAAAATCTTTGTTGCAGGTAATCACGACACAAGTATAGAAAGAAACCTTATTACACAAGGTGATTTCTTAGAAGCAGGTATTACTTACTTAGAAAATGACTGGGTTGAAATTGAAGGATTAAAAATCTTTGGTTCACCACAAACTCCAACGTTTGGAGATTGGTCATTTATGAAGCAAAGAAACAAGATGCATGATCATTGGAAGAATGTTCCTGATGACATTGATATCTTTGTAACACATGGACCACCAAAAGGTATCTTAGATTTGTCTTTTGATAGACAACATAATCTAGAACGTTGTGGTGATTCAGCATTATTAACTCGTTGCTTAGCAATTAAACCTAAACTAGTATGCTTTGGACACATACATAACTGCGAAGATATTATCAACGCAGGAACTAAAGTCCTATCAGCATATCCTGAGATTACATTCTCTAATGGGTCAGTAGTAACTGATGGTAAGTTTGGTAGATTATCTAGTCATGGTAATATCTTTAATTTATAAAATCAAAATTATGATTGAAACTTTAATTGGGTTTTTACTATTAGTAGTAATAATAGGAATACCATATTTTATTGGGACAGGTGTTAACCAATCTATTAAAGATGGTAGAATACAATATGAAAAGCCTGATAGCTTTATTGAAGCATGGGCGACGGGGTTTATAATAATATTCCTTGCTACATGTTCTGTCCTTATGCTCTATTTAATTGGTCATACGTTTATATATGTAATTAATCACTTTAAAAAATAAAACAAAACAAAATGAAAAAACTAGTACTTTTAGCTCTATTGAGCTTATCAACCTTAGTAGGTTATTCACAAACCTACAACACAACCATTTCTGTACATTCTTATTTAGATTCAACATGTGGTGGAGTATTTCAATGGGTATCTATTCTTCCAAATACCCCTTTTTCAGTATACCTGGTTCCTTCTCCAAATCCAATTGGATGGTTTATGGCAACTTATTACTATAATGCACCATTAGACACACCAGTCACTTATCATATTTATGCGAAAGGTATATGTGGATGTATTTTTGATACAACATTTACAACAACCTATGACTCTACTCATCCACATTCTATTTATCAATTCCATGTTGGAGGTAATGATTTAGATGGTGTTCAATGGACTAGTTGTCCTTTTAGTACAGGAGTAAATGAATTAAAAACACCTACTAAGAATGTTGTAAGAATAATTGATGTATTAGGTAGAGAAACAACGCCTGAACCAAATAAAGTATTTATTTATCTATATAGTGATGGGACAATTGAGCGTAAATTAATTGTAAAGGAATAATGGACTTAAATAAACTAGAATTAAAATTAGACGATGCATTGTCTAAAGAAACAACTGAGTCATTGACTGAATGGATGGAATCTAAAAGAAAAACTAAATGAATAACAAATTAAAAGCAGCACTCTATACATTGCTATTTATTATAGGACAAGCATTAGTTGTAACTGCTATGGTTAACTCCGTAACAGTTGCATTAATTGTTTTTATTCTATTAATATTAGCATTAGTATATTACATTTACACAACAGTTTATAAAACTTTAGAAGATAATGAATAAAAACAATGTAGAATTATTAGGTTATTATGGTAACGATACTTTGCATGCACAGTCAGCATGGACAAGTACAAGTAGAGATTTATCAGATGAAAAGATTGAAAGAATTCCTAAGTTATTACAAATGTTAGCTAAAGAAGGGCATCATACACCATTTGAGAAATCATCTTTGCATTTTTTAGTAACAGTAGATCAAGCAACACACATTCATTTGTTGAAGCACCGTATAGGTGTGAGCATCAATGGTGAGTCAGCTAGGTACAAGGAACTTAAAGAAGATAAGACATACATTCCTGCTGATTGGGATAATGAGTGGAAACATAGCTTAGAAGAATTTAGCAATCTATCTAACAGCATGTATCACAAAGCATTAGAAGTAATGACTCCTATCTTAGGACGTAAGCGTGCAAAGGAATCAGCGAGATTCTTTAAGACGATAAACTCTCAGATTACTATGGATGTTATGTTTAACTGGAGAAGCTTTTATCATTTCTTAAAGTTACGTGACTCTGAACATGCTCAAGTAGAAGTTAGAGAACTAGCAAGAGAAATGCTAAAGCTTGTAAAAGAAATAGAAGGTAATCCATTTAAAGAAACAATAAATGCGTTTGAGTTATGATGTTGGAATTTAAGAATCCTATACCTGTTATAGTAGAAGGAAACAAAGAAGGTTATGCTATTTATGTAACAAATGGTGGTATATTTGAGAATGATTTATGGTGTGTAACATTATGCGAAGGCGGTATAGTGAGACATTATAGATCTGATCAAATAAGAATGCATCACAATGAAACTTTAGATTTAAAAAAATGAATCAAGATTTAAAAGTAGGTGATAAGATTTTAATTATTTCTGATAAGATTGGTAATAAGACTTTAGCTAATGTAGAAAAAGGCGAAGAGTTAATAATTACTGGGTTCTCAGAAGATGGTAAAATAATGTACCATCATAATAGTCTAGCATTACCTGTAAACAGTGACATTTATATAAAAATACAAACATGAAAGTAGATTTTAAAGAGAGGAAGTCAAAAGTAATTAGAGAGAATGGTAGGTCAGCAGACTTTACAACTCCTAATTTTGTTATGAACTGTCCTATGTTATGTGCGTACTGCTATCAACACAGGCACAATGAATCAATAGATTTGAACGTAGCTACTAATGTAGATGATCTCTTACAAAATATACTGAAACACAGAAACAAACTAGGTAAAAAGGTCCCTAATCAATGTGATAGGGACTTTTTTATTTATGACATTGGCTGTAATACAGATATTAGTAGAGTTGCTAAATACTTTGATTGGCAGAAAGTATTTCAATTTGCAGTAGACAATGACGTCAAATTTACGTTTGCAACAAAGTGGTTTAACAAGGAATTTTTATCATTTAATCCTATGAAAAAAGTTAGAATTAGACTATCTTTGCTACCGGAAAGAATGATTAAAGTAATGGATAAGGGAACACATTCTTTAGATAAAAGATTGCAAGCCATGCAAGAATTAGATAAAGCTGGCTATGAAATCCATGTAAACTTTAGTCCTATCATTGTTTATGATAATTGGCTAGAAGAATACAAAGAATTGTTTCAAAAAGTTAAAGCGTTAGGATTAAACAATTTAGAATGCGAGTGTATATTTTTAACACACAACGCACAAAAACATTTATACAACGCTGAACATTACTCTGAAGCTGAAGAGTATCTATGGACTCCTGATAATCAAGAGTCTAAAACTTCATTATATGGTGGAGATAATATTAGATATCACTGGCAGCTAAAGAATAATTATGTTTCTCAGTTTAAGAAAGTTCTGAATGAGGAACTACCTGATATGAAAGTACGTTACATTTTTTAAATTAAAAGCAATGAACATTACATTAGAAAACCAGGAGAAACCTAACTATAGAAAGTTAGCAGGTTTGAATTTCTCAAGTATCAAGGTATTTGATACAGACCCTATTAAGTTCTACAAGGAATTTATTTTAGGAGAAGGTAAAGATGACAAAACATCTTACAGTTTAACAATCGGTGATTTAGTAGATTTCTATCTTCTTGAGTGTCAAGGGAATGAGACTATCTTTAACATTGAATTTGACAAGCACTTTGCTATGTATGAGGGAGTTAAGAGTTCTGCTCAAGCTTTCTTACTAGCAGATGAGTTATTCAATCTTACTAAAAGAGATATGGAAGATGGAGTTATTATTACTCCATTTGAGAATCGCTTTAAGGAAGCATTTGATTCATTACAATCCCAAGGTAAATACAAAGGTAAAACCTGGGAAAAGGGTTTAGAAGACTTTACTAAAGTTGCTAAGGATTATTTTGATAAACTAGTAGAAAACGTTAATAAAAAGACTGTTACCTTGGCTGATGTGGAAAAAGCAAAGTCTATTGTACATGCATTAATTAATGACGACTTCACTAGAGATATCTTCAATAACAATGCATTGGTTAGAAAGCAAATCTTGGAGTTCAAGTATAATGGATTTGATTGCAAGGGTGAAGTAGATTTTATGATACTGGATGATGTAAATATGATTATTCAACCTTATGACCTTAAGACTACTTATGATAATGAGGAGTTTGATTATGGTTATTTGAAGAATAGTTATTACTTGCAACAAGCATATTATACTATTGGTTTACAACAAGTATTCCCTGGTTATGAAATACTTCAATTTAAGTTTGTAGTTGCTGATACTTCTTCTAATAACAGAAGACCATTGGTTTATGAATTAGATAGAAATCATTTTGAACAAGGTATGAAAGGTTTTATGTATAACAACTACAAGTATCGTGGCATTGAAGAACTAGTATCTGCTATTTCTTGGGCCAATGAAAACGGTATTTGGAATGTTAGTAAAGAAAACCATGACAATAACGGTAAAGTAAAACTTAAGAATTATGTTAGCAATAGTAGCTTATCAGTGTGAAACTTGTGAGGAAGTATATTCTACAGTAGGACAATGTGCGGTGTGTGAAGCATCGCATGTTCCTGATATTGTAAAGAAACATAGATATGTAGTTCCTAAAGTAAAAGGAAAATTTGCATGTAGTAACATAAGTGCATATGAAATTATCCATGAGCATAAAGATAGGGTTTATTACATGACTGCTGCAGGAATGGAGAGTAAATCTAGACAAGAGCTAGAAATGGATTACATATATGAAGAAGCTACACATAATCTATCAACTATGTTACTTAGTTCAGATAAAGAGGCTAGAGTTTTAGCAAAGACATTAATTCATGAAAAAGTAAAACAATTAAAGAATGCAAACAACACTAATGGAAAAGAGAGCTCAGAAGCTTAAAGAGTTCAATTTCAAGAAGAAATGGCTTGATGATAAATCAGGTTATTGGTATCAAAAAAACTTCAAGATAGACAATATACTTGAAGGTAAATTGTACTTCGATGAAAGACATATGGCGTTGGAAATCAACATGAAAGGACAGCCTAAAAACACTATAGATAAGGACACAAAAAGTGAAAAAACCTTTATGGAATGGTGTAAAAAATTCGTAAATTTGCCTAAATAAAAAACAAAGCATATGGCCAAAAAAGAAGAAACAAGGAAGACAATTGAGGAAGTATTAAAAGAACTGAACAAAGAATATGGTGTTGGTTCTGTGATACATGGTAATGAGAAAGAAGTCTATACAGATGTAGTACCTTCGGGTTCACTAGGTCTTGATATAGCCTTAGGTACCAATGGTATCCCTAGAAATGCTGGGAAAATCATTGAGATGTATGGTTGGGAATCAAGTGGTAAGTCCACTTTAGCCCAAACAATTATTGCAAACTTCCAAAAAGCGGGGGTAAAATGTCTTTTAGTAGACGCTGAGAACTCTTTAGATGAAAAATATGCTAAATCGCTTGGAATTGATCTAGAAAATTTGTATCTTATACAACTAGATGAGTCCGCTGGTGAGGGTGCATATAATAAAATGGAGAGATTGGTACAAACAGGGGAAATTGGTCTAGTAGTAATAGACAGTTACAATGCTTTGCAACCTTTGAAGATTGTACAAGGTGAAATTGGGGATAGCACATTAGGTTTACATGCAAGAATGCTGAATCAAGCAGTTATGAAATGTAATACTTTGGCTATGCAATACAATACAAACTTCTTATTTCTCGGTCAATTACGTGAAAAAATCGGTGTAATGTTTGGTTCACCAGAAACAACACAAGGTGGTAATGCGTTAAGATTTTATAGCCATGTACGTTTAAGAGTTGGTAGAAGCTTAACAGCTGATAACTCTGTAATGGATGGTAAAGATAAAATCGGTAACAAAACTACCGTTAAAGTAGAAAAGAACAAGTTAGCTCCGCCATTTAAATCTTGTAGTTTTAACATTATTTATGGTGAGGGTATTGACAAGTTAACAGAAATGGTAGAGATTGCACATGACTACGAAGTGTTAAAGATTTATGGTAAGTCAATAACCTACGATGAAGTTAAACATGAAGGAGATGCTTTTATGAAATTATTAGCAGATAATCCTGAACTAGTAGATGAAATCAAAGGTAAAATTATTGCTAAAGTAAATGAGCACTAATACAAAAACATATAACTTATTGGTCCTCTTTCAGTTACAAAAACTTGTGAGGAAAGAGGGCAATGAGTCTATGGAATTTATGGAAATTTTAAAAACATATGACGTAAATGACCAAGATACCTCAAAACAAATCTACGATAAGCTCTGCGGACAAGGAGTTAAAAAAGCTAAACAAAAAGCTAAAAGAGTACGAAAATAAACTTTTAGCACATGTTGCTTTCGAAGATGGTAATGGGGTTTATCATGAAATTTACGACATGTTTAAAAGAGTCTTTAATGAAAAGGACGAGATTAAAAAAGGTTAGTGAGAGAGGTTTAATTAAAAGAAAAGAAGCAGCGGAACGGACAAAGCAACTTCATTTGGTTATGTATGAATGGTGGAAATCTTTTGGTGATTATAAACGTTGTATGAGTTGCAACTGTTTATTACCTATGGAGTTTTCTACTATGAATGTAGATCATCTTTTAAGTAAGTCTAAGTATCCTGACTTAGCGTTTGATAAGGATAACTTTTTCCTATGTTGTGGACATTGCCACACAAAGAAAGAAAACGGTTTTCCCACTGATAAGCATAAGCAGGCGATAGAAAAGGTTAAATTAAAACTTTAAAAAAACTTAGTAATGGAGGAGAACAAAAAACACAGACAATTAACAAGAAGCACAGATCTTGTCACATGTCTTTTAAGCAGACCAATGTTTTATGCTTTAAATACTTTTGGAAAAAGAAGTATTTCTGACATAAAAGTAAAGCATTTAGAACTTGGTTTTAAGAAGACGTTATTGTCAGAGAATGAGATTGACAAAGGATATCTATACATGATTTATCAATCTAATGGATATTTTTATGAGTCTTATAAAAAGCCAACAATTGATTGGGGATTTTTTCATGATAGTGTTTTGAAATCAAAACATTTCGTAGAAGAAATTAGATTAACAGAAGATGACCATGCTTTTAAAGTAAAGTTTATGGAAGAGTTCATGGATGATTTTAATTACATAATAGAAGGTAATTATTCTAAAGTATCCAATGAATATATTTCTAGATTTTATCCAGATGATAAGTCATTGATGTATCATTTAAAAAATAAAACTCCTGATATAAAAGAAGCTTACTCTTTAAAATTTAAAGTGAAGGAAAGTTTATTTGATGATTGCGCAAACATTGGACCAATTATTGATAAACAAAAGGAAACATTAATACTGTCTTCAGGTATCATTGCTTAAAATAAGGCAATAAATAGTTGCACAGTTTTAATAACAAATTTATCTTTGCTGACATGATACTCGTACTACACAAAGAAGATTTCACTGCTGAACATTTACCAATGGTAATGGGAGCATTCGAAGCGGGATTCAAGAATAAAAATTATACACTTGTAGATAGCAAACATTTTGCTAACGTCATAGTTTATAATATGGGATTACAAAATAATCCTCATTTTAGACTTCCAATGGGAATGGATTGTGAATACAATAGGATTGTGAATTGGATTGAGCAGTACGAGTTATTAATGTTTGTTAACGATTAAATTTAAAAATAAAAACACAGAACATGGACTTAAAGATTAGTAAGAAAGAATCAGGTAAGTGGACAAGTCGTTGGATTAACAACGTAAGTTCAGCAAAGTTGGATGGTAACACAATTACAACTTCAGACTTCAAAGGAAACACAAGTACGCATTCCTTTGATCCTAAAAATGAATGGATTACCGAAGTAAAATATTATAACTTATTTAAACCAGAAGGAGCTACAGAAAATGCGCATTAAGATTAAAAAACTTTCACAAGATGCAGTGATCCCGCAATATCAGACAACTGGTGCTGCGGGATTTGACTTCCATGCTATTGAAGACATGGAGATTTTTCCACGTAAGACTGTATTAGTTAAGACAGGATTAAGCATGGAAATACCTGAAGGGTATGAACTACAAGTACGTCCACGCAGTGGTATGTCACTCAAAACTAAAATGAGAGTGGCTAATTCACCGGGAACGATAGACTCTAAAAATTAATAGTACCCGCACTATTTGAAATGTGAATAAAATTTTGTAAATTATTATATAATAATTAATTTATGAAATTGAATTGTAAAATCTGTAACAAAGAGTTTATCAGACATGGTAAACAAGCTAAAGTAGCTGTTTGTTGCAGTAAGAAATGTCTTGGGGAGTATAAAAAATCTCCTAACAATGTTCTTTGCTTAGAGTGTAATAAACATTTTCATCTTAAACCTAGAAGAATAAAAAAGGTAAAGAATGGAAATTTTTGTTCTGTTTCTTGTTTTGCAAGTTGGAAAAGTAAAAACCAATTTAATGAACAAAACCCAAATTTTAGAAATCGTATTTATGATCACGATGGATATAGATTAATTCATTCATCTACATACGGTAGAGAAAAAATGCACATTGTTGTATGTAAAGAAGTTTTAGGATTAACAAAATTACCTAAAAAACATCATGTACACCACAGAGATGCAAATCATTTAAATAATGATCCTAATAATTTGGTTATTTTAAGTTTATCCGATCATCAATGGTTACATAAACAATTTGGAAACGCTACACTTTGGGCATTCATGAATGATAAAGTTTCATTAGAAACTTTAGCAGAATGGAGCAACGATAAAGAAAAGACATTTCGTATTTTACCATTAAACATTTATAAGCAAATTGGAGTCTTTAAACAGGATGAATTGCTGGAAAATCCTACTCTTGAAAGACAGAAAGAGGACAATCAGCAGCCAAGCTTAGATAGTAATATCTTTGAAGGTTCAACGACTAATAGCCAAGTCCAAACAGATAATGCTGAGGACAGTAATGCTAACACGAGCGTCCTGCAATAGATTTAATAATCTATTGATGATATAGTCTGAACTACGTAGTAATACGTAGAATCTAAAGATAAAGAGCTTTAGAGTTAACAAAATGGATTACCGCGGAGAAATTTGTATCATCATGGAAAACATGGGTATGTTAGGTTCATTACCTTATGAAATCAAGAAAGGAGACCGAATTGCACAAGGAGTTATTTGTCCTGTCGTAAGAGGTATCTTTATTGAAGATGAACTTAGTGATACTGAACGTGGTGAAGGAGGATTTGGATCAACAAATAAATAAAATAAGAATGGGATTTTTTACAAATATTGTTAGTGCAACAATCAAAACAGCACTTACACCAGTAGCAGTAGTAAAAGATGCAGTTAATATTGTAACTGGAGAAGACGCAGATGCAACCAAAAACTTATTAAGTTCTGCAGCTGAAGATGCTACTGATGCATTTGATGAAATTACAGGAGGATAATTATTAAAACACTAAACACATATGGAATTAGACAAGCAAATACTGTCCGAAGTGACAGTTTTCATGAAGTATGCTAAGTATCTTCCTGAAATGCAACGCAGAGAAACTTGGCATGAGTTGGTAACTCGTAATATGGACATGCATATTAAGAAGTATCCACAATTAGAAACTGAGATTAGAGAAACTTACAAGTTTGTGTACGACAAGAAGGTTCTTCCTTCTATGAGAAGTATGCAGTTTGCAGGTAAATCTATTGAGGTTAGTCCTAACAGAATCTACAATTGTGCTTATATGCCAATTGATGATGTTAGAGCTTTTGGTGAAGTAATGTTTTTGTTATTAGGAGGAACTGGAGTTGGTTATTCTGTACAGAAACATCACGTAGAAGAACTACCTGAGATTAGAAAACCTAACGCTAAGAGACGTAAGCGTTTTCTAGTTGCAGATAGTATTGAAGGATGGGCTGATGCTGTAAAAATACTTGTAAGAAGTTATTTTGAAGGTACATCAACTATCGAATTTGATTTTAGTGACATTCGTCCTAAGGGTGCAAGATTGGTTACTTCTGGTGGTAAAGCTCCAGGACCTCAACCTTTAAAAGAATGTTTGATTAAAGTTCAAGGTGTATTGGACAAGAAAGAAGATGGTGATAGACTATCTCCTATTGAAGTTCATGATATGGTATGTCACATTGCTGATGCAGTATTAGCAGGTGGTATTCGTAGAGCAGCTTTGATTAGTTTGTTTAGCGCTGATGACGATGAAATGATTGCTTGTAAATCAGGTAATTGGTGGGAAACAAACCCACAAAGAGGTCGTGCTAATAACTCAGCTGCATTAATGCGTCACAAGGTTACTAAAGAATTCTTTATGGATCTTTGGAAGCGTATTGAATTAAGTGGTGCTGGTGAGCCAGGTATCTACTTAACTAATGACAAAGATTGGGGAACTAATCCTTGTTGTGAGATTGCTTTGCGTCCATTCCAATTTTGTAATCTATGTGAGGTAAATGTTTCTGACATTGAAAATCAGATGGATTTAAATGCAAGAGTAAAAGCTGCTGCGTTTATTGGAACATTGCAAGCAGGTTATACTGACTTCCATTATCTTCGTGATGTTTGGAAACGTACAACTGAGAAAGATGCTTTGATTGGTGTATCTATGACAGGTATTGGTAGTGGTGTTGTATTGAATTACAATATGACTCAAGCTGCTAGAATAGTTAAAGAAGAAAATGAAAGAGTAGCAAGTATTATTGGTATCAATAAATCTGCTCGTACTACTACAGTTAAACCTGCAGGTACAACTTCATTGACTTTAGGTACTTCTAGTGGTATCCATGCTTGGCATAATGACTACTACATTAGACGTATTCGTGTAGGTAAAAACGAAGCTATCTACACATACTTATTGATTAATCATCCTGAGTTGATTGAAGATGAGTACTTTAGACCACATGATACAGCTGTTATTTCAGTTCCACAAAAAGCTCCTGCGGGATCAATTATGCGTACTGAATCAGCTTTAGAATTGTTGGAACGTGTTAAACGTGTACATTTGGATTGGGTTAAACCAGGACATCGTACAGGTAACAACACACACAATGTATCAGCTACAGTTTCTATCAAAGAAAATGAGTGGGGTATTGTAGGTGAATGGATGTGGAATAATAAAGAACATTACAATGGTCTTTCTGTATTACCATATTCTGACCATACTTATATTCAGGCTCCTTTTCAAGATTGTACTAAAGAGAAATATGAAGAGATGTTCAAACATTTAACTAATATTGATCTTAGTAATGTAGTTGAAATGGATGATGCTACTGACCTTAAAGGTGAAGCAGCCTGTGCAGGTGGTGCATGTGAAGTAAAATAGTGTTTAGTTTTAATAAAAAAATAATTGGCCCATAATAATATATGGGCCTTTTATTTTACAAAAGAATTACTTAAATTTGTAACCATGGAAAACGGTAAAAAAGAATTAGAAGGAAAATTAAATTACGAGCTTGATTGGGAATTCATAACCCAGATGGCAGAAAAGATGAGTCTTAACAAAGGAAAGTATGAACCATATAATTGGCAGAAACCAATAGATGTTGAACTACTAAAACAATCTTTATTCAGACATGTCATAGAAGTAATGAAAGGAAACTATGTAGATGACAATAGAGAGTTAGGACATTTAGAAAGCATAGCATTAAACGCTATGATGATTAATTACCAATTAAAACAAAAATAATGGATTTTATAAGAGCCCTTTACTTTGAGTTATTGTTAAAACGTAAGAAGAGAGGAATTACATTAGAAGTGTACAAGAGATTTTTAAAGATGCGGTACAAAATGAATATCGATACTGAATCTATTAAAAATCGTATATATGATCAAGATCCTCGCAATAATTGATGGAGTAGGTAGTAACTACCATAGAGTACAATTACCACTAAAGTATATCAATACTAATGAGTTTGATATTACTTTAAGAGAATTACAAACTGGACCACTACAAGATGCTGATGTAGAAGGCTATGATATATTGTTCTTTAATTGGACAATATCAATGCTTCCTAATCACTTAGCATTACTACAAAAGAAACATGGATTCAAGATTGTAATGGATATGGATGACCATTGGGATATCTCTAAGAATCATCCTAGTTATAATGCTGTTCTTCAGTATGTTCCAAGAATGAAAGAATACTTAGTCTTGGCTGATTATTTAATTTGTACTACAGAAGCATTAAAAGAAAAACTATTAAAGTATAACAAGAATGTAACTGTTATACCTAATAGAATTCCTTACGGTGATTTGCAATTTAATGTAGAGCCTGCTAAGAAAAGAGATAAGATTCGTATTGGATTTATTGGATCTATTAGTCATTTGCCTGATTGGACTTCTATCAAGAATGATATTGATCGTATGGTTAATGATAAAAAGATTATGGATAACTGCGAGTTTGTTGTATGTGGATACAATGATGTTAATGATTACTCTAAGAAAGTTTGGATGAAGATTATTGACTTGTTCAAAGGTAAAGCAAAAGTATTCAGAACTAGAGATATTCATAGTTACATGCATCTTTATAATGAAGCTGATATTGTATTAGCACCATTAGTAGATAACTTTCAAAACAAAGCTAAATCTGAATTAAAAGTATTAGAGACAGCTTGTAAAGGCGCTATCATATTAGGTAGTAAAATGTATAAAGATAAATTAAGTGTACCCGGATTAATGTTTACTGATGACGATGCGTCTTACTATAAATGGGTTAAGAACTTTGTAGATAACAAAGAACAGTTACCTGAACTAATTCAAAATAGATGTGATAGAATTATGCATTCACATCCATTTCAACCTGTAATAGAAGCTAGAGAAAACCTATTTAAACAAATTAAAAATGGATTATAAGATTTACAACATTATCTACCAAGATAATCAAAAAGAAAGATGCGAGTTTGACATCTATAAAAATACAGTAAGTACTTTAGAAGATAAGTCTTATTTGTTTGAGTACAATCCTATCTTAGATATTATGTCTAAAGATAAAGAAGCTGAGTACGTAGGAATATTCTCTTGGAAGTTTATTGATAAAACAGGATTCTTTAAAAAGAAGTTAGACTATCTTATGGAAGAGAATCCTAACTATGACGTATATACTATTTGTCCGCCTTATGCAGATATTGTATCTGCAGGATATTATAAGTTTACAGAAAACTATCATCCTGGGTTTATGGATTTATTCAAGAAGCTTTGTAATGATTTGAACTTGGATAGTAGAGAACCTAAAAACATTATCTGTAGTAATTTCTTGATTGTAAAGTGGGACTTATATAAAGAGTTTATTGAAAAGATTATCAAGCCTGCTATTGAGTTATTAGAAACTAAGTATGTAGAACAAGTATGGAAAGATGCAAAATACTGTGGCCCAGAAAGAGCAGGATTAACTCCTGATAAACTTAGAGAGTTTACAGGATTAGAGTATTATCCATTCCATACATTTATCTTAGAAAGATTGTGGTCTGCATATTTGCAATCACGTTCTGACATTAAAGTAATTAACCTAGCTAAAATAAAACTATGAAAATAGCAATTTGTCTTATTATCAAAGATGAAAATGAGTATTTACAAGAGTGGATGGATTATCACCGTAAAGTAGGCGTTAGTCATTTTTATATCTACGATAATAATAGTAAAGTCCCGGTATCTGAATTCTTAAAGAATGAAAAGGATGTAACTGTTAGAAGATGGCCATATACTCAAAATGGTTCTCAATGGTTTGCTTATCAAGATTGTTGCAGAACTTATAAAAATGAAGCAGATAAAATTGCTTTTATTGATACTGATGAGTTTATTTCTTT